CATTTGCTATTACTGGTTATGACCCTTCGCCTGAAGTATTTGCAGGTAATAACTTATTTGCTTTAGATGGTTTTGCTAATGCAGAAAACGCACCTTATAGCTATAACGTTTTTGACTCAACATCTGGCGACATCATTCGAACAACTGATTTTACTTCTTATGCGAAATACCATCAAAATGAAGATGATGAACATTCTCTAATTAGAGTTATTCAGCCTAGTTTGATTGATAGTTTTGTTGATGAATATAAAAATCTAATTAATGAATAGTGTACCTAAAAATTTTGGAAAAGGCACAGACGCTTTTGTGCCATCTTCAATTAGTCTTAAGTCGGTGCTTATTACGAATCACAAAGGTGATTCGTTTAATATTGCTCCAATCGTGTCGGGTTTTTCGATTACAGAAAGCATTTATAGTACATCTTTGATTGTTTCAATTACAGTCGTCGACGCTAGTAACACTATTGAAAACATACAAATTATTGGACAAGAAAAGATTTCTTTTGTTATAACACGAAATAAACATGAAGAAGGCGGAGAAGAAGACATTGAACTAGATTTAACTGTCACTGATATACCAAAATATTCGCGTAGTGATAATGAGTACGTTCAATCGTATGTTATATCAGCAGTCGCTTCATTCGCGGTAGTTGATAAAACACTTAAAATATCTCGTTCTTATAATAACAACACAATTGATGAGATTAAAAAAATATTAAACACTGATTTAAGTGTTACAGATTTAGAGGAACTCGGCACTGGTATTTCTCGTTCTAGAGGACTTTTAAGATGGCAACATCCGCTTCAAGCAGTTGAACACTTTAGAAAAAATTCTTTCAATGATGTAGGATCGCCTTTTTATGTTTTTCAACGATTGACTGGTCAAGTGGTAATAGCTGCACAATCCGATTTAGTAGCAGATGAAGTTTATGAAACGTATTTTGACGGAAAACAATTTACTGGCAAAGCACTGACAAAAGATGACTATATTCAAAGAAGAACTAGAATAATTTCTTGTGACTCAAACTTAAAGTTTGGAAAAACTTTTAATTCAGTGGCTGGTGCTTATGCGTCAGAAAATAATTACTTAGACTACGGTAATAAAACATATACAAAATTAGATTTTACATATAATGATTTCCCACTCGGCAATACGTTGAATCAAAACTCATCTCTTTCAACTACTGCAGAAATAGATTACTCAACTACTTTTCAAGCACACTGTGAATATATTTCAACAAATGAATTCGCATTCGAAGGTGCTACAAAGAACAACAATAACCTAAGAAAAGAAAATGGCCATGTTGTAAAATCATTTAGTGAAAATCTTGATGCAACTACACATGATGTAGAACTATTCGGAGATTCATTTTTAAATGCAGGTCGAGTTATTGAATTAAAGTTTCCAAAATCACAAGACCCCTTAACACGAGATACATCACAGGCAGAAAAATATGATGATAATTTAAGTGGTAAATACTTAATTATATCTGCAGTACATACATCAAAAGACGGAGAATACTTTACTAATGTGAGAGTTAAAAAGGATTCAATGTCAGTTACGTTATGATTGAAAATTTTATAGGACAAACATTTGCTTGGTTTACAGGCGTTATCGAAGACATTAACGATCCAAAAGAAATGGGCCGTGTTCGTGTACGATGTTATGGATACCATAATGCAGATAAAGTAGAAATACCAACAGAAGAATTACCATGGGCAACACCTATGGTGCCAGTAACATCAGCATCTATGACAGAAGTTGGTCAATCTGCAACAGGATTACTTCATGGCTCATGGGTTGTTGGGTTCTTTCGTGATGGACCAAATGCACAAGACCCCATTGTTCTTGGTAGTATACCCTCTATTTCATCTGCAGTAAACTATGAAAAAGGATTTACTGACCCCGACCAAAGATACCCCGCCGCAAATAAATTAGATATTTCAGAAACACCTTTAGCAGCTAAGACTTTAGAAAACGGTTATAAATCTGCTTTTCCTTATCTGAAAAAAGTAGAATTGAGAAGCGAACATGATATTGTTCCAACTGCAAATGCAGTACATGAACATAATTGGGCCTTTCCACCAATTGACGATGTTGTTGCTCCGAAGTATCCGAAGAATCACGTTATTTCATATGAGAAAGCGAATGATGAAGAAGAAAACGCTCACACTATAGAAGTTGACGTTACACCTGGTCAAGAAAGAATCTCAACAATTCATAGAACAGGTACGTATAGAGAAATTACACCAGTTGGAGATGAAACAAGCGTTATTATAGGAAATGATTTTCAAGTTGTTGTCAAAAATAGAAATGTAAATGTCATAGGAAACTGTAATCTAACAGTTGATTCTAACTGTTCGACATATATTAAAGGTAATTGGAATATTCAGGTTGATGGTAATGTAATAAAAAGAGTTGGAGGTTTCGAAGATATCATAATCGGTGAACACCAAAAAGAAGCAATTGGTACAACTCTTAATCAAACAACTGGTAGTACTGTAACTGAAGCTTATGGTGGAAATCAAACAACAACTGCACCAAATATCTTCCTTAATTAGTATAAATAGTTACTATGGCTGGACTATCAGATTCAAATACAAATGTAAAAGCAACCACAGTTGCGTTTAATTCTTTGTATACTGATATATCTTTAGCATTTAAAGAACATCCAGTTAAAAAAGATATTCTTCCTTTAAGGGATTTAGATGCAGTTAAACAATCTATTAAAAATTTAATATTAACAAATCAAGGTGAAAGACCTTTTCAAATGGGTATTGGTGGCAATATTACACGTTATTTATTTGAGCCAGTCACACCCTTCGTTGCATTTTCTTTACAAGAGGAAATAATAAAAACAATTCGTAGGCATGAACCAAGAGTTAAAAACACACAAGTGAAAGTAATCGCTGATATTGATAGAAACTTATTCAGCGTTACAATTTCGTTTCTTGTACAGGCCTCAAACACACAAGAAGAAATTTCATTCGCACTTGAAAGATTACGATAATGGCAAAACAATTAAAAACTACAGAACTTGATTTTGATAAAATCAAAGATAATATTAAAACTTTTTTCAAAAGGACTGATTCGCCATTTAAAGATTTGGACTTTGACGGCTCCGGTTTAAATCAGATATTAGACATTCTTGCTTATAATACACATTATAATGCTGTTAACGCTCATATGTCAGTAAATGAATCTTTCTTAGATACAGCACAGATTCGATCTAATGTAGTTTCTCATGCTAAGCTAATTGGTTATGTCCCGCAAAGTAGACTAGCTTCTACTGCTTCTCTTAACCTTCGCTTTGATGCGGGCGGTCGGACCGCTGCACTAAGTATACCTGAAGGTACTTCCTTTATTGGTAAAGTAGATGGCGTAACATACACATTTAAAACTATAGCTGACTCAGCTAATGTTGAGCCAGTAGGTGGTGAATATATTTTCAATGGTATAACTATAAGAGAAGGTACATCTAAAACAAAAAGATTTGTATATAATAATTTAACCAATCAGCAATTTATTATTGATGATAAAAACATTGATAAAACAAGCCTTGTAGTAAGAGTAAAAGAAAATGAGTCAGCATTAGATTCAACAGCTCGAACATATAATCTATTTGCAATTGGTGATGATGTGCAAAGTACTTCAGAAGTGTACTACATATACGAAAACTACGAAGGTTTTTATCAGATCGAATTTGGCGATGATATTCTTGGTAAAAAGCCATCTCCAGGCGCTGTAATTATATGCGAATATGTTTCTACACAAGGTGAAGCAGCAAACGATATAAATGTTTTCTCTTTCGGTACGTATGGTGGTGAGTTCCCTATTGCTGACATTAAAACAATAGAAACTGCATCAAAATCTGCTTTTGGTGCTGAAAGAAATAGTATTGAAAATATTAAGTTCAATGCGCCGATTTCTTTTATCTCTAAAAATAGAGCAGTTACAACAAACGACTACACTGCATTAATTAATGAAAGATTTGGTAATATTATTCAAGATATATTAGTATTCGGTGGTCAAGACAGAAACCCGCCTCAATATGGTAAAGTGTTTATTGCTATAAAACCTAAAGGTGATGAAGACGTATTAACAGACCTACAGAAATCACAGATAACAGACTTTTTAAAAAATAAAAAAATTATTGCCATTGATACTGAAGTTGTTGACCCTGACATTACATTCATATTCTTTAATCTATCGGTTAAGTTTGATAAAAATAAAACAGGCTTAAGCGAAAACCAACTTGCATCTAGAGTTGAATCCGCAATAACAACATTTAATAATTCATTTGAAGAGTTCAATAACGATTTTAGATACTCAACATTTCTGAAAGCTGTTGATGCAACTGATGTATCTGTATTGAATTCATTAGCACAGGTTTTCTGCTACAAGAAGTTTGTGATTGCTAAAGATAACACACAAATCAGTAACGTTAATTTCAGGTTTAATATGTTCGGAGACGTTGGTCAAACCCAATCATTTATTTCTACAACCACTTGGGAATTTAATTCTCTTCGTTATGAATTAGAAGATAAACCAATTGCTGGTGACACAACTAAGCGTCGTCTGAAGTTAATAAGAATTACTAATAGTAATGAAAGAATTTCAACAGAGTTCGAGGCCGG